CGGAGGGTGGTCATATCAGGGCTTGGCGCGCTTGCGGTTCTGATCGTGGAAGGCGAACGCCTGGGCGTGCCACCACTGGATTTCGCGCGGCGTCATGCGCGCGAGAACATCCGGTGACACCCCGCAGCAGAGCCAGAGCTCTACTGCCTGGGCCCGGACTTTCCCACGTCGAGCGACCCCACGAGATCGACGATCTCCCCGAGCACGGCGCGGGCGTCCTTCATACTCATTTTCGCGAGCGAGGCGAACGGCAGGCCGGAAAGCCGCTGGAACCACTTGGCCACGGCCTCCGGCCGCAGCGTCACACGCGCAGCCCCAGGCTCTCCGCGCGCCATGGCCGCCGGATCGATGACGGTGGTCTCGTGGAGGTCGCCGCATTCGACCCAATCTCCGAACTCCGGCTCCCGCAGCTCGATGACCGCGATCTCGCCGTTGTGGCCCGGCAGCGGTTTGGACAGCTCGATCGTGCTGACGATGTTTCGCGGAGCCGCCATTGTTGCCGCTCCACGCATGGCTTGCAAAGTCATGGTCCCTGGTCCCCTCTGCCTGGATGTTTCTGCTGCCGTGGTGCCGCCCTCACACCACGCGGTACTGATCCGAGACCACCGACAGGCCGGTGATCTCGCCGGTCACCGTGTTGCGCGTCGGCGTGCCCTCGAGGAAGGCGCCCGTGAGCAGGATCGAGCGGCCCATGTCGCGCTCGATGCAAGAGAAATCGAAGGTCCGCGCCATCAGGTCGTTGATGTCGAGGCCGGCCATGTCGCGGAAACTAATGGTGACCCGGAACGGCTTGGGCTTGATCGAGCGCGCGATCGTGCCGTCCTGGTTGACCACGGCCTCGGTCTCGATGTTCGAGCCCTCGATCTCGACGTCGGCCACCGGATGATACGTGACGCCGTCGATGGTGATGTCGACGCGCCCGCCCGCATTGCGTGCCATTGTTTATGCTCCTGACATGTGTTGAGGCGTAGTGCCTCGAGCTGCTGATCGATCACAAGTGGAGGACCGGCGCTCGCGCCGGCGCGCAGTCGCGCGCTTGGCCGCTGCGCGGCCAGGCTGCCGTTACGCGGGAACCGCGATGTCGAGCGTGTCGGCTGGTTCGCGCCGCTGCATGTAGTTCACGGCCGCGGCGGCCAGCACGCGCAGCTGGTTGACGTGGTCGAGTGGGAGGCTCGCATTGACACGGTTCGGGTCCACCGGATCACGCTCGACCACCACGTCGCGCGCAAAGAGATCGAGTCCCTCGAACACGCCCAGAGCCACCAGGTCTGCGTACCCGTGGATGAGCGTATTGCGGATGTCAGTCGGCGTCGTGATATGCGGCAGCCGGCCGGGGTTGCTGTCGGCGAGCGCCTGCCGCCCGTGGGCGTTGGTCACCTTCTGGCGCAGGTAGCGGATGCCGTACATGGACTGCGCCATGGTCTCGATGTCGAGATAGGTGGCGTCCGGATCGCCCCAGGCGTTGACGCGGTAGCCGGTGACGATGCGGTCGATGCGCACCGAGCCGTCTGCATGCACGTAGTAGCCGGAGATGCCGGAGTAGTAGAGCGTCTGCCGATCGGTGCGGGTGAGGCGGTCCGCCTTGGCGCGCGGACCCTTGATGCCGACGAGCTCCAGCGTCTGCAGCGGCCGCGACAGCTCCGGTGGCGTCGACAGGTGCTTGACGAGCCGCGCGCCGACGGCCGCGGCCACCTCCCAGGGTGGCGACAGGAACTTGCGGCATGGGAAATAGCTGAGGTGCTGCCGGTTCTGAGCGAGCCCGAAGGTCTGCAGGTCGCCCACTGTGCCGGTGTGCGGCACGATGGCGTGCCCGTAGAGCTGCTTGTACCAGGACCAGGTGCCGGCGACGTCGCTGAAGTAGTCGCTGATCGCGCCGAGGTTCGTCGCGTCGGAGTACGGCAGCACGATCCAGTCGAACTCGTCCTCGCCGAGGTTGGCGAGCGCCGAGGTGATGTCGGGATCGCCGGCGCCGTTGGCCATGGCCGTGATGGTAAGCTCGAGCCCGCTGCCGGTGTGGCCGAGATTGCCATCCTCCTCGAGCAGTCCGCGCTCGATCAGGATGAAGTTGCCGAGCGTGCCCTTGTGGCGCGCCGTCAGGTCCACTTCACTCGCCTCCGTGCCGTTGACGGCGGCCGTCACGGGGAGGCCCGGGGTCTTGTTAATCTCA